TGCGCCTCATCGATCACCAGCAGATCCAGGGTCGGTATCTGCTCGAGATGGGAGCGCCGTGAGAGCGTCTGCACCATCGCAAACGTCGCGTTGCCGTCCCAGGACTTTTCCGTGGCATCAAAAACCGAGGTCTTGAGCCCCGGGTTGACACGCTCGAACTTGGATCGATTCTGAGCGGTTAGTTCAGTTCGGTGGGCAAGGATGCAGGCTTTCGCCTCGGGTTCCTTCAGTAGGCTACCAGCCACGGCTGACAGCATGATGGTCTTGCCCGATCCGGTGGGCGCAACGGCAAGGGTGTTGCCATGCTGGTTCAGAGCCGCAATGGTCCTCTGAACGAGTAAGGCTTGGCGGGGGCGAAGAATCATGATGATGGCCCCTTATTGAGCCCAACTCGGGCGGCCCGGTACCGGTGCACGGCCGGTGGCTTGGGCGTAGGCATTTGCCGACGGTGTGCCGGGCGCCGACTGAGCCACACCAGTCATGTGCGTGGCATAGTCTTTGTGATCGGGCGTGACGGCGGACTTGATCACGCACTTGTCCTGACCGTTTTGGTCCTTGTCCCAATCGACCTTGCCGAGGAACTCGATCCCTTCGAGATCAGCGAAACTGCCGATTCGGCGTGCGTTTTGCGCAGCCGGGCAGTTGTCGCTCGGGTCGATGCCGCGGGCAGAGTTCAGAATCGCCTTGATAAGCGTGCGTCCCATGTTGGCCCACTCAGCGCCTTTCGAGCTATAGAGGCCAATGAGAGACCACATCTTGCGACGAGCGAATTGGCCCTCTAACACGACGAATTCGCAGTTCAGATACACCGAGCCAGTCGTCGCGCTGCGGGTTGCATAGCCGCCCGTCCAGCCCTGAGAAGGGTCGTCGTAGCCACCGGGTTTAATGGTCATGCGCACGCGCACCAACGTGCCCTTGGGGATGAGGTCGTAATTGGATTGCTCGGAAGCGGAATTGAAGTCGAAGTAGGTCATGATCAGGACTCCTGGGTCGAAGTGGATTCGGGGGTGGAAGCGGCGTTCGGGCGAGCGAAATCGAGTCGCTCGCTGGCAGGACGCGCGGGGCGGGCGATCTTTCGCATGAGGCGCCCAAGGTCTGGCTCCTCAATGGCGTCTAGGCGACCGCTGCGGTCTTTGGCCGGGTAACCCCACTGGTTAAGGGTGTGGCACACGAAGGCCCGATAGCTGCTGCCATCGTCAGCTTTGACCTCTGCAAGCGTGATCACCTCATCGACGATCCCAGGCAACTCGAGACCGGTCTTGGAGCCGTCGATCTGCAGCGAGAACACCCGTCGGTTGAAGTCGTCCAGGGCCTCGTTCAGGATCCCGACAAACCAGACGTTCTTGCGCCGGGTGTGCTGCAGGTGAGTTAGCCAGCCGATCATTTCCTGGCCCATCAGGCCGTAGGCGCCACGGCTGTCGGGTTTTCCAGTTTTCTCGGAATAGGCCTGCGGCTGGCCCTTGCACCATTGCAGGCACAAACGGCCAGCCACGGTGATCGAATCCACGAAGACCGTCTCATACTTGTTCAGCACAGCCGGATCTCCAAAGCGCTGGCACGCTGCATGAAAATGCGCCTCGCTGTAGGGCTGGTCCTCACGCAGGGCCGGGTTCGGCCCACCGATGAACACAGCGAAGTCACGGCACTCCTGCCAGGTGCGGGGCCGGATGGTGTCCCCCGCGTAGCCCTCGACGGCCAGGTCACCGGCTTCGAGATCAAAAAAGAGCGTCGATGTGGGGGGCAGCGTCCAGAGCTGGGATGTCTTGCCGATGCCGGACTTGCCAACCAGGACGCCCTTGACGCCGCGGCACTCGGCCATGCGTTGGTCTGCGGTGATGATGGGAAGGCTCATTTCGACACCCCCTCTTTCATGAGCGCGAGGCGATACGAGGGCTTACCGGTCTTGACCGTGCGTGCAGCCTCGAAGGCGGATTTGAGGGTTTCGGGCCAGGCGTTGAACTTCGTTTCGCTCACGCGGTAGGTGATCTCGACGTACTGCCTTGGGTCATCGCCGCTCTCGGCAATGCGGCGTGTCATGTCGGCCAGGCGGGTCTGGTCCCAGTCGACTTTTTTGGGCAGGTCTGCGGTGATGCGTACTTCATCCTCATCGAAGTGAACGACCCCGGTGTCCTTGCCAGCGTCATGGCGCAAGTTGCGAGCGCGCTCGCTCCATTTGAAGTCGATGGCCTGGTCGATGTGATCGCTCAGGGCCTTGCCGGCGGCCAGCAGGTCGGTAGCGGCGCTCTTGATGCGAAACAGCCGTTCTGCTGGCTGCTGCGCCAGGGCTCCGACCGGGGTGGCCAGAACCTGTTCGGGCGTGAACGTCACATCGGCGCTCATACGGCGCCTCCGATCACTTCACGCTCCGAGGTGCTCTTGCGCAGGCTGTCGACTTCGAAAGCTTCGATGTCCTCGATCCGGTATCGGACCTGGCCCTGGAGTTTGAGGAATACGGGACCGATGCCCTCAGAGCGCCAGCGCTCAAGGGTGGCTTCGCTGAGATCCCAACGATCGGCAAGCTGCCGTTGGTTGAGATGACGCACGGGTTCGGTGGGTTGCAATTGAATCTCCTTGAAGGTGAAAAGGGCCCTGGTTCGGGCGGCTTCGGAGCCGCGCTAACCAGTGCTTGCAGTTTTTCAAGGCGGATTCAGCAACCCTTTCTGCAGGTTCGGCGGGAAACTTCTGCAGTTCGGATTCGTGCGGGTCAAAAGCAAAAAACCCGGTCTCCTGAGTAAAGGAGCCGGGCTGTAGGGAGGTTTGGGTAACGTCAGCGGGTCAGAGCCAGTCCAAGTCCTCGGGGTAGATGATCAGTTTGTAAACCTTGTCACCCTGAACGTAACTGACAAAGGCCTTGTAGACCGCATTGTTCCGGCCGAAATACTTCGCCGGCTGAAATGGGAACGCTTCTGAGCCGCATCGCGTTCCGATTTCGTGGCCCTCCAAGAGGTGAGCATGGGCATCCATCAGCGCAAGCAGAATCTTTTGCTGCATCCCTTCCAGTTCGTACTTCACCCCACCCACATAGGCACGCGCTTTATCACGGACATAACGCAGCGACGTGACTGGAGCCGCAGCCTCTTCGGGTTGTGAGGTGACGGCCCCAACCCTGTCGTCAAAGAAGATGAAGCGGCTCTGCGATAGACGGGAAATGGCGGCAAGGTTCTTTACGTCATAACCAGCAAGCGCAGACCCATCTGGCAGCGGCAATTCAGTGCTGGAAATGATCCTCGCAGACTGGGCTGCGTTGTCAGAACGAATCTGATCCAGCAGGTGTCTGGCTACAGCGTGGTCGTTTAGGCGCCTCGCGAAATACCAGGTCTGGGCTTTGCCACGCTTGTGCTCCTGAATGCCGAGTCGCCAGGAGATATCGTTGTCGATGACCTTGCGACCTATCGTTGGTAACTCGAGGCTCCCAGCCAGCCTTTCGACAAACCTGTTAAGGCTGACCGTGTAGGTCTGAAGCAGGTCGCGAGCGGCATCAACTTCGCCGCACTCATCGCAATACAGAAGGACCTGGTCAACGCCCACAGTGCGAATGACACGGGCAACCTCGATCCCACAGTCTGGGCAAGTGACGTAGGACAACGCTGGCCCAAGCACCAGCAACCGCTCACGAACGAGCTCGTGACCGCCATCACCTGAGACGCTGCCAAACAATGCTGACCCATTGATCGAGGGCTTGGACTGTTCGAGCAAACTGCACAATATCGCCGTGGCGTTGAGCAGCTTGACGCTCAAACGGTTGCCTCCTCAGCCTCAATCACGTTTAGCGACTGTAGGATGGCGTTGGCTATGGGCTGATTTTTTTCTGACAGATTCTTGATGGTGGACGATCCTGTCGAGTACACGTCAAAGCTAAAGCGCTTGGGTTTTTGCCCGTCTAACGCTCTAAGGTATACGAGGACACAAGCGCCATCGAGGTCGTACTCGGCCTCGAACAAATGCGTAACCATCAGCCTCTTCCTGGCGAGCTCGATTGCATCCTCTTGATTCACCTCCGGAGATGCTTCGATGCGGATTGCGATCCCGGTACTTGCACGCGGCTTGAATTGTGCTCGGCGCAGCCGAATCTTCTCGACCCCGAGCGGTGATAGGTCATCGAATGTTTCCAACCCCTCACGCAGCTCATTGAGTTTGAAGCGGGTCTTTTCAATTTCCTCGGGTTTGATTTCCCGGCCCACCACATGCTTGCCAAATAGCTGCAGCACGGCCTGATGGTTTTTCGAGCCACCTTTGACCACGCTTTCGATCACTCCGGTCGAAGGCTGATAGACGAGCGCTGTTTCTAGCGCGATGCGCGTGGCCACCCTGTTGAACTTCTTCTCAGAAAAATGCGTCACCGCTGTAATTGGCCCTTCGACGTAGATGGTGAACTGGATGCTGCCATCAGAAGCGCAGGTGCTTTGCTCGATGTGCGCGCTCTTGCCACCCCCCACCTTCTCGTAAAGCCTGGCGACGGCGTCGCTAAACGCCTCAAGCCTGGCACGATCATTCGTGAGGACAAGCCCGGGTTCGATTCGATGTTTTTTCCATGACTTTCCATTGGCTTTTGCCTGGAACGCCAGCTGCAGCTCAACATCCCGGAACAGAGTTTCCCGCTCATGAAAAATCCACATCGCCTGCTCACGCGTGTCACGGATTGCGAGGGCACTGAGGGCATCCTGATCGTACGCGCAGGCAATATGAAATTCATTGCTCGCCAGATCATTGCTCAGCAGGTGAACGCGCCGAAGATCGTCCTGCCACAGACGCAGCGCATGCTCAATAGATGACGCCTCTTCGGCACTCAGTTCATCGTTCGAGAGTGAGGCATGCAAAGCCTCCACTGCGGCGTGGACCTTGCTGACTAGGGTGTCTGCAGTGACTTCCCAATCGATGCTCAGATGCGGCCCAAGGGGGTGCGCATTGGTGAATGCGCGCAGCATTGGCATTGAGACGTGGCGCAGAAAGTGGGCGAGCGAGAAGATTTTCATGACATTGATCCCTTATGGGTATCTGCGCACAAGGCCAACCAGGACGCCAAAAATCTCGAGCTTGCCGTTGGGTCGAATCACGGAGTAATTCGGATTGGCGGGTAACAGGTGATAACCGTCTTTGTCTCGTGCAAGGGTTTTTAGGGTGAATTCATCATCAACAACTGCGACCACGATGTCGCCTTGAGAGGCCTCGGTTTTGCGTTCCACCACGGCCAGATCGCCGTGACGGATGCCGGCATCCACCATGCTGTCGCCCTTGACCCGAATGAGCACTGTCTTGGCAGGCTGATCGATCAGGAACCGGTCGATCGAAATCTGCTCATGAATATCGGCGTCGGCCGAAATTGGAGTGCCCGCTGGGACCGGTTGTGTGGCGATGGCGCGCTCGAAAAAGCGCTCACTGGGCGCCCAGTCGCCGTCTAGCGTGCGCTCCAGCATGCCAGCGTTTTCTAGCCGTTCCAGCACCTTTTTGACGGCCGACTTGGAGGCAAAGCCAAGCAGGCTCATGAGGCGGGCGTAAGAAGGCAGCACCCGATGTTCGGCGTAGTAGCCCTGCAGGGTGGCGAGGTGTTCGTGGTCGTTGATTGCTTTTTTCACGACAATTATTTTAGAGAACGTTCGTTCTCTATGCAATAGTCTTTCCCCTCCCTCCAAGTTCGTGCTCGTTTTGGAAACTGGCATCAGCCGTGCGCACCAGTCCGAAACCTCCCTCTGGCTCCGCCATGGGCCCCCGAGGACAATCTTTTCCTTCGATCGTTAGACATCAAGGACTGGCAACCAATGCAACCGATCAACCGCCGCCCACCGGACTTCATGACCGTCGACGAGCGCATGGACGAGGTGTCTGCCCTCCTGGCTCGGGGCATTTCCCGCCTCTGGGAGAAAACGGACACGAAGTCCGCAATTGTGGCCGGGCAGAGTCATTTAGGACTTGGAGGTTCTGGCCACCAGAGCGTTCATATGGACCCGTTTAACCCGGTCACGGAGTCCAAATGACTACTACGCAATCGCCCTATGCCACGCCACCGTCAGTGGTAGCTCGAATCACGGCCTTACCGGACCTGCCGATGTCTGAAATCAAGGCGCTTTGGAAGGAATTATTCAGGGAGCACCCACCGACGCACAATCGGCAGTTCCTGGAGCGCCGCCTTGCCTACCGCTTGCAGGAAATCGAATTCCGCAAGATTGATCGCAACCTGGTCGACCGAAATAAGCGCCGGATTCAGGCGATTCTGGACTCGGGGCAGAACAAAAAGTTCGACCGCGACATCCGGCTCCAGGCAGGCACCGTGTTCACGCGTGAGTACCAGGGCACGGAGCATCGGGTCATGGCCACGGTCGATGGCCATTACGAATTTGAAGGGCGTAGCTACTCGAGCCTTTCTCGGATCGCTAAGGAGATCACCGGCACCGCATGGTCCGGTCCGGTGTTCTTTGGGCTAAAGCCCAATGCCTCGAAGAAGCCTGCAGCCAAGAGAGGGGCGCGTAAATGAACGGCACCCTGAAACGCCGCCAGCGGTGCGCCGTTTATTGCCGCGTATCCAGTGATGAAAGGCTGGACCAGTCGTTTAACTCCATTGATGCCCAGAAGGAAGCCGGCCACGCCTATGTGGCCAGCCAGCGCAGCGAGGGCTGGATTCCAGTCGCTGACGACTACGACGATGGCGGATTTTCCGGCGGCAACATGGAGCGCCCGGCCTTGCGCAGGCTCATGGCTGACATTGAGGAGGGGAAGGTCGACATTGTGGTGGTCTATAAGATTGACCGTCTCACACGCAGTCTGGCCGATTTTTCCAAGATGGTCGAAGTGTTTGAGCGCTCTGGGGTGTCCTTCGTCTCAGTCACCCAGCAATTCAATACCACCACCTCGATGGGCCGACTGATGCTCAATGTTCTACTGTCTTTCGCTCAGTTTGAGCGAGAGGTCACAGGCGAGCGGATCCGCGACAAAATCGCCGCCTCCAAACGAAAAGGCATGTGGATGGGTGGTATCCCGCCTTTTGGTTATGACGTTAAAGATCGCCGGTTGATACCCAACGAGGGCGAAGCCAAGGTGGTGAGGCACATCTTCACTCGGTTCGTCGAGTTGGGCTCGAGCACCAAACTCGTGAAGGAGCTGCGCCTGGATGGCGTTACCTCGAAAGCCTGGGTCACGCAGGATGGCAATGTTCGCGAGGGGAAACTGATCGACAAAGGGCTCGTGTACAAATTGCTCGGCAACCGGACCTATCTCGGTGAGCTTCGGCATAAGGACGACTGGTTCAAAGGCGAGCACCAGCCGTTGGTTGAGCCCAGTAAATGGGAGGCGGTGCAGTCCATTCTCAAAATCAGCCCACGCACCCGGGCTAACAATACCCGTGCGACCGTCCCTTTCCTGCTGAAGGGTATTCTTGAAGCTACAGATGGGCGTGCGATGACGGCGGCCTGGACTCGTAAAGGCGGTGGCAGGCTGTACCGATATTACGTCCACACCCGCGAAAATAAGGAGCACGCGGGAGCCTCAGGATTGCCACGTGTGCCGGCGATCCAGTTGGAGGCGAACGTTGTCGAGCAGCTGCGGCTAGTTCTGCGTGCGCCAGACCTCAAAAGCCGAGTTGCCAAAATGATGACGCAAGTCAATGCTGGGGTCGACGAGGCGAAGGTGTGTGTCGCTATGCTGCAGATCGACAAGGTCTGGGATCAGCTGTTTCCTGCCGAGCAGGAACGCATCGTTCGTTTGCTGATCAAAAAGGTGGTGTTCACGCCGCACAACCTTGAGCTTCAGTTACGGCCCAATGGCCTTGAACGGCTCGCGGCCGAACTGAAGTTACCAACGCCCGCCGCCAACGCAAAGGAGGTGGTTGCATGAGTGAAATCTCCATCAAAGCCATCGGCGATGCCGACGTGGTGAGCGCAAGCAACGGCGGCATGAACGTGAATATCCCGATCAAAGTCACAAGGCGCGGGCGCCGCAAGGTCGTCACGCTGCCCGACGGCAGCGCCATGCCACCACGTTCTTGGAATAGCGAACCCACCCCCATTCAACAGGCGCTGGCCAGGGGTCACCGGTGGCTCCAACTGCTAGAGACGGGCAAGGCTAAAAACCTGACCGAGGTTGCAGAGATCGAGGGAATGGACCGAGCCTACGTGAGTCGTATGGTGAATCTCACCACGTTGGCACCGGACATCGTGGCGGCGATTTTGGATGAGACTTTGCCCGATCACGTGACGCTGTTTGATCTGGCGTCGGGGACGCCGTTGCTGTGGGCTCAACAGCGGGCGCTGTTGTGTTTGTAAGCTGCTTTGACAGTTTTGCTTCTCGGCCTGCTACCAATGCAGAAATAAAACTGATTGATCCGTCCAGTCGTAAGTCTTTGATCTTGTTGGCCATGGCCTGAGAGCCTTGTGGACTTCGGGGTGTTCCCGGCGGCCTGGGGCGCTGAGAGAAAGGGCCAGAACTGAGAGAACCGGCCGCAGAATGGGGCTACTGGCTCAAAAGTCGAAGTCCGCAAGACTCCGAACGAACCCGCAAGGACACGGGGGATTCCGCGCGATAGGTAAAGAAAAACCCTCAACTCAGAGGAGTTGAGGGTTCAGTATTGGTGGCAACCAGGAATATGAAGAAATCTGCTAACTCATTGCCATCATTGAAGATTTCTGGATACAGCTGATGCCCAGTTGGTTTTGCAGCGTGCTCTACAAGGCCCGTTAAGCGGCCGCACGTGCTCGGCGCGGGCTGGCGATGGGTTTCTTGCG